TTACGCCATCCCGCGCAGGCTGAGCCCCACCTTGGCGAACTCCTGTTGAAGCATCGGGCCTAGTTCGGTCCGCATCGTCTCGACCACTACGCTGGCCGTTTCGTTGTCCTGTACCTGCACGTGGTTCGTGACCGTGACGGAGACCGACGGGGAGTACTGTGGCAGGACGAATCCGGCCGGGACGTTGAAGTAGCCGCGCGCGGCGTCCACCATTTGCCGGTTGAGTTCGAGGATGTGCGCGGCCTGACGGGTGTTGCCGTCGATCCGTTCCAGCGCGGCGGTTTGCTTCCGCTGCTCCTGCTGGTCCCTACCGAACAACGAGCCCACCGCACCCCCGAGCAGGCTGCCGATTCCGGGGAGCACGAGGCTACCCATCAGGCCTCCTCCCAACGCGGCGAAGTCCTCGAACTGGTCTGCGAGGATGTTTCCGGCACTGCGACCAATCGCGGCACCGGGACCCGAAGGCAGGCTAGGAAAAAGGTCCCCTACGGCGTCCGCCAGGTCTAGCCAGTGCTGCTGCGCGCGGAGGCTCTTTTCCAGCGCGACGAATTCCTCTCGCCGGGCTTGGGCGATCTCGCGACGTTCCGCGATCTCGGCCAGACCGTTAGCCAGTTCAGCCTCGGACAGTTCCCCCGACTGACGGCGGACACGCAGCCGTTCCTCTTCGATGGCGAGCAACCGTAGCGCGTGCTGTTCTTCGAGGGCGAGGCGCTGTTCTTCGTTGCCAATCAGCGAAATGCTCCGCAGCGCGACGGCGTGGCGTAGCCGCTCCCATTCTTCCTGCAATCCCCCGAACTGTTCAACAGTGGTTGCCGGGGCTGGAGAGGTGGTGGGAGAGCTGGAGGGAGTCGGGAGCAGGGTAGGGACGTGCGCGGCCACGGAGGAACCGGCCTGAATCTCCGCGATCATTTCGCGCCACGCTTCGAGCGCGTGCCGCATCTCGCGCTTCGCCGCGTCCAGTCCCCCGGTGATGCCGGCCTTGGCAGCGGACACGAGAGCCGGGATCAGGGACAGCGTAGCGCCGAGCATCTGCCATCCTTGAATGGATAGCTGCACCCATTCCGCCAGCTTGGACAGGACCGGTAGGAGGCTGACAAGGGCGGGCTGCAACGCCTTACCGAGGGCCGCTTGCGTCTGCTCGATCGACTGGCTGAGGAGGAACTGCTGACCCTGCGCCGACTGGAGCCACTTCGAGTATTCACCGCGCACAACGGCCCCGTCTTGCATTGCCGCGTTGAGCAGCGCTTGGGCCTTCTGCTGGTCGGTGAGGCGCGCGGCGGTGGTGCCGATCTGCGTTGCGAACTCCGCGTAGATGGCTGAGGGGTTCTTTCCGAACAGCTTGTCCGTACCCTCGTCAATTCCGAGGATCGACTGCCGTACCGCGTTCAACGTTTGCTGCGCGTCCAGTCCGCGTGCCGCGCCGATATCCAAGAACGCCTCTAGCCCTGCTGAGGCCTGCCCAACATCCCCGGCCTTCGAGGCCAGCTTGCTCAGTTCGATCGTGAGGCCGTTCGCCTGGACGGCTGAAAGCCTGAATCGCTCCTGTGCCTGTGCCGCGACACCTTGCAGGAAATCGAATTGGACGCCGGTAAGCTTGGCGGTGGCGGCGAGCTGCGCTTGGGCACGGTCGTACTCGTTGGCGACTGAAATGGAAGAACGTAGAGCGGCGCCGAAGGCACCTACGGTCGCCACGTTGGCGAGGGTGCTTTTCCGGAACCGGTCTACGTCCTGTGAGAATGTCGTAAGCTGTCGGCGTGCGCCGTCTAGGCCTCTACGGAAGTCCTCCGTTTCGGCGGTGAGTCTGACTCTGAGATTTCCAAGTAGGGACATGCATTAGCGGCGGCGGCGGCGTGCGCTCTCGGCGCGCGCGGCCATCTCCTGTAAGCGCTGGCTATCCGCCTCCTGCCGGTAGAGGGCAATCCAGAGCGCGAGTTCCCGGCTGTCTGCGTTGTTGAAGAGCTGCGAGAGCGTCATTCCCAGCTCCCGCGCCAGTTCGAGGTAGAACCGAAGGCGGGGCTCTCGGCTTAGCCTTTTCCCACGTCGGCTAGGGCTTCGTCGGTGAGTGCGTTGAAGGCGAGCGCGGCGGAGACGATGCGTTCCAAAGCCTGACCGTTCTTGTTGGTCAGGGCCGCTACGTCGGACTGCGAGAACAGCGGGTTACCGTCCCCGTCCACGCAGCACATGACGACGATAGCCGCGCGGCTGATCGTGCTGGACTGGGACAGCGATCGCTCCAACTGGTCGCGTTCCGCACCCGTGAGGGCACGGACGTAGACGCTGCCTCCCCATTCGGGAATCTCGACTTCCCGCCTGGGCAGGTCGTCAAGCGCGAGGATCTGTTTAGCCGTGAGCATCAGACCACGACGCGGGAGAGATCGCCTGCGGAGACGAGGGACAACGACACACGGCTCAGTTCGCCGTAGGCTCCGCCTAGTGGTGTGTAGTTTGTGACCAGCACGTCCCCGGAGTACGCCGGATTCTCGGCGCTGGCGACGGCTGAGGTGGGACGCGCCTCGAAGTTCACGACGGTTCCTACCATGTCAAAGAACGCCTGCCCTGATACGGTCTCGTCCTGAATGAACTCCAGCTCGACGGCCCAGTCCTTCGTCCCCCCAGAGTGCTTGCGGGTGGATGCGCCGAATGGGGTGTTGTCGATCGCTTCGGCGCTGTAGCTGATCGCGACGTTGGTGCCTTGCCCGGAGTAGTCCGTGCCATCTAGGGACACGTAGCAGTCCGTTAAAATTACTTGAGCCATTTTATGCCTCTAGGTAGATGATGAAGTCTTGAAGGACGCGGCGGAGGCCGGTGTCCTCTTCGTGTAGGTCCAGTTCGGTCTGGAGCAGCACGTCGCGCACGACGATGCCGTTGACCGTTCCGCTGTATCGGTTGAGGGCCGCGCTTACCTCGGCGGCGAGAGCGCGGACCGCGCTGTAGCTCGTAGCCCAGCAGTCCACCTGCACGCGCACCGCTTCTACGTCTGCATCCGTGCCGAACAGGTGCGTTGCCGTGGTGCTGAGAACGCGGTAGGTGACGGCGGGGAGGACGGGGTTCTGCGGAAGGACCAGCGGGTAGACGCGCGTTCCTGCGGAGGTGCCGGTTAATCGGCCGTGGATTGCCTTACCTGCCATCGACGAGCCTCCGGAGAACTGCTCTCACTGCGCGGACCGCCTCGTCTTTCTTGGCGTCGAACGCAGGTCGGAGAAACGGCTTTGCCTGCATGCGGCTGGTACCGATCTCTACGAAGCGCGCGTACCAAGCTTCTCGGGTCGGACCGATGTCGATTTGAGCACGGCCGATCATCTGCCTGCGGATGGCGCGGTCTTCGATGTTGCTCGCCAGGACGCCGGTATCTCGTGGTGCGATCCGTTCGGCCTCGGCGCGTATCACTTCGGCGCCTGCGTCGGCTGCTTGTCTCAGGAGTTCACCGCTGGCGCGGTCGCTCAGCCTTCGCAGGGCCTCGTTTAGTTCGTCCGCTCCTTCAAGGTGAAAGAGCGGGTTCTTTCGTACGCGCGGCATCAGCCCAGCCTCTTGGTCAAGAGGATCAGGCTGCTGTTTCGTCCGTCCGGGTCCTGCACGCTCAGGATCTCGTAGAACGTGCCCGCGTCGTTGAGCCGCATCTTGGCAGACAGGCCGGGGACGTAGCGGGTGCGGAAACGAGTCGTCACCTCGGCGTTTACCTGCTGCGAGGAGAAATATTCGCGGCCGGTCAGGTCCTCACGGGCGGCCCAGATTTCAAGAAATTCTGACCACGTTTCTACAGGCTCGCCGTACTCGTTCTGCGTGCTTGTGAAGTGCTCCACCGACACGCGATGCCGTAGCGATCCCGCGCGCATCAAAGCCACCTGTAGGGCCAGAGCAGGCGGTGCACGGCGCGGTTCTCGTGGAGGGGCTGGCCTTGGGCTTCGCGGTTCTCGTAGAGGTCACCGACGAGCAGGAGGATTGCGGCGCGGATAGGCTCCGGCGTGGCGGCGTACCCGCTGACAAATCGCACCGTTACCGCGCTAGGAACGGGCAACGTGTCGGGGTAGTCGGTGCCGTGGATCGGGTAGACCCTGCTACCGGCCGCATCCACCACGTAGTCCTCCCACGTCTGCGTAGCCCCGGCCGGGTCCGTGTAGGTGATGCTTTCGACGCTTTGCAGCGGCGGCATCGGGAGTTCGATCGGACCGAATGGGAAGCAGTCGAGCGTTAGCTCCCACGTCTGCGTAACCAGCGACCTGCGCGTGACGCTCTGCACGTGCTCGCACGCGGCGGCGACGTGCGCGAGTACCTGCGTGTCTAGGAGGTTGAGACGCAGGTGGCTCTCGGCGTCCCCGTAGACCACGGGAGCAGACTGCCAGTCGGGATCAGAAACACGGCGTAGATGCATGCGGAGGGAGGAAGGAAGTGGGCGGGGGCGGGGCTGGTGTGGAGAGGCTTAGCCCGCTGTCGGAGAGTTGAGTGATGTACCGTGCCCCCAACCCACTGGTCTTAGGATGCTGCGTTGACGAATGCCTTGACGGCGCGTGCGCCTGGATCGATCAAGCGAGAGTCCGCGCGCATGTGTCCCAGAAGTGCCACCTGCCCATACTCGGCATAGCGCTCGGAAAGCTTCTGCAAGCGGATGCTGCGTACCTCGCGCACCTTCAGCTTCTTGAGGTCGCCGAAGATGATTGCGCGACCGCTGGCCTCGTCTAGATCGTCCAGCTCCTGCACGATCGTGTACGGTTTTCCAAGGATCGTCTCGGGTGCGCCGTCAGCCATGCTGCCACGGGTGAACAGCGGATTGCCGTCGTTGTCCTTGAGCTGACGCAGCGCCTTTAGCGTCTGGTCGTTGAAGAGCCAGCGTGCGTTGGCGCGGTGGGCAGGATCGACGGAATGGAGGATCTCGGTCAGTTCGTCATAGGTGACGGCGCCGAGCGTTGTCTGCGTCGGTCCAGCAGCGGCGGCGGTCGCGATTCCTTCCGGCTGGTCGGTGCCTGTGCCGGTCGCGTAGTGCTCCGCCAGGACGCGGCCCAACCGTTCGCCCAGCATGTCGCCTAACTCGCCTTCGATATCAACGCCGGCGTCTTCGATCAACTCGAACGGGACGCGGATGATGCCGGAGGAGAAGCTGTAGGCCTTGAGGGTCTTGAAGCTGAATGCGGCGTCCAGTTCGGTGCGGAGCTGGTTCGGCGTAACGAGGACACCCTTGTTGCCGGTGTCGTCGCTGGTCGGCCACGGCAGGTCAATGCCCGAATCGGTGCGGAGGATACTCGCCACCTCGCGGACACCACCAAACGCCTTCATGCCTCGCTCAATGCGCGGCACGAACCCGTCCGGGACCAGCTCGCCGCCTTCGGTGGCGGCGAAGCTCAGGGCGCGTAGATCAAAGTCCAGTTCCCGCTCAGCGCCGGTCAGGAAGGACCGAAGGGTGTCGGAGGTAGGAACGCGCGTGGTTTCGACGCGACGGCCGGTGGAAATCTCGAGCGAGCGTTCTTCGTCGGTCAGACGCTGGCGGCGTTCGATCGTGTCGCGAAGGCTCTTGGCCTCGGCAAACAGCGTGTCGTACCGCTGTACTTCTTCTTCGTTAAGCGCGCGGGACTCGGCCTCGGCGCGGTTCAGGATTGATTCAGCGTCAGCCACGATTTGTGCGCGGCGTTCGCTCATTTCAGTAAGGGTCATGTAGAACTCCAAAGGTCAGATATCTGGTCTCCTGCTGATCGGGGGTCAGATGCCCGCGAGTCGCAGTCGAAAGCGGCGGAGGTCCTGCGGCGGACGCATGGCCCGCAGTGCTACGGACGTGTCGGGGTAGGCAGGGAAGGCCACACCTACAGAGATTTCGCGCAGCTCCACGTCCAAGAGTTCGCGGCGCGGGATGGGACCGGCGTAGCTGAAGCGCTGGCCGTCCTTGCTGACACGGAACGCGAAGCTGCAACCGTCCAAGAAGCCCCCACGCACCTGTGTGAGGAGGTCGCGAACTGCGGTCGTGTCGGGTGGGGTGATCTCGAAGCGGAGGCCGCGTTCGTCCTGCTCTAGTCGGAGGGTGCCGTTCTTTGTACGGCCGATCAGGCGGGAGGCGTCGTGGTCGATCAGGGCTTTTACGTCGTGCCCGTCCGAGAGGGTGCGGGTGAACGCGCCTGGACGGATCAGCTCCACCACTCCGCCCAAGTCCTCGGACTGGGAATCGAAGACGGCGGCGTAGCCAACCAGCTTGCCTTGCTCTTCAGTGATGCCGGAGAGGTACCGGCGTTCAAGTGGGTTCATCTAGCGGTGCCATGTTGAGGGGAACGAACCGACGGTCCCCGCCGGGGATGCGGTTCATGTTCTCCCGCTCGCGTATGTCGTTCGGGGAGAGGACGCCGATCTGGAAGAGGGCCGTGTAGAAGTCGGCGCGGCTTTTCGAGTCGCCTCGGAGAAGACCTTCAAGGGCGAACTCGGCGTAGTGCTGGCTGTCTAGGAGCGCGTAGTTGAGGACCTGCTCCCAGCGTCGGCACCACGGTTCAATGCAGAACTGCACGAACTGGATCTGCTGGCTCTCGATGTTCGAGAACGTGGCGCGTTCGAGGTCCCCGATCAGGTGAGGAGGTAGGCCGAAGGTTCGGGCTATCTCTGTAACTGCGAAGCGGCGTGTTTCGAGGAACTGCGCATGCTCGGGCGGGATGCCGAACGGCTGAAACGTCATGCCCTCTTCGAGGACTGCCACGCGCTGCGAAGCGGAGAGGCCCTGATGGGCTGCGTTCCAGCTTCGCTTGAGCCGGTCGGCGGCCTCGGGTCCCAGCTTGCCGGGATGCGTTAGCGCTCCGCCTGGTCGCGCGTCGTTGGAGAAGAATCGGGAGCCGTACTCCTCGGTGGCCTTAGCTAATCCGATTGCGTTGCGCGCGAGGTGGATCGGGAACAGGCCGGTTGAACCGTCCAGTGAGTAGCCGGGAACGTGCAGCATGTTGTCCGGGGAGAGCGGTACGTCGCGGCCTTCCACGGACACGAGGTACAGCTTCTTGCCCTGCCGTCTCTCGACGCGCACGGCCCATGGCATGAGCGGCCATAGGGCGATGGGTCTACCGGCGCCGTCCCGTTCGATCTCCGCGTACGCGTTGCCGTAGAGCAGCAGGTGCCCTTGCAGCGTTTCGCGGAAGGTGAAGGCCGTTTGCTCTCCGTTGGGCCGGCCGTGCAGGAGGCGGTAGACCGGATGTTCGCGGACGGTATCTCTGCCTTCCGAGGTGCGGCGGTACGTGTGCAGCGGTAGGGCGCCGATCGTGGAGGCGATCAGCCGAACAGCGGCCAGTACGGAGGTGACTTCGAGGGCGGTGTTGGGAGTGACGCGCGGACCGCTGAGGGACTCGGCGCCGAGCGAGGCGGCGGGGTTCTCTAGGGTGCGGCGCTGGAGGCCGAAAAAGGATAGGAGTCTGTCCGGTGGTTTCATCTACACGCCTCTATTGAGCACTTCGCGCGCGAACTCGGCGCGCGTGAGAACGCGTAGGTTCTCAGGTCTGTTGTCCAACCGATCGCCGTTCTTGTGAAACACCACCTCGTCCCGCTTCAGGAGCCGCCCTGACATCTGCTCAGCTACAAGCCGATGCTCCGCGACGTGGCGGCCGTGCAGCGCTCTCGGATGGTCCGGCGCGTACACGAACCGGTAGCCGTCCTGAATGAAGGTGCCGCTATAACTCGGGTGGTTCTCGCCGCATTGCTGCTGCCGCCGCTCGCGACCTTCCTTGGTACGACTGTTGTGGCCCCGTACGAACCGCATCGGCATACCTTTGACGTGGCCGAACTTCGGCCTTGTACGATCGGCAATCGTCGTCTTCGCACCGCAGCCGCACTGGCAGAAGCCGAGAGCAATCAAAGCCATATCAGCTCCCGGTTCGCGTACACGGACGTTTCGTCCTCGCTGGTCAAGGCCGAACGCAGCGCCATGATCGACGCAACAACGCCGTCGATCCGCTGCGTGGACTTCGACTTGTCGGGCTTGATGTTGCCTGCCGGGTCCTGCTTGACCGCGACGTTGCCGACGTTCCAGCGGAGGACCGGATGGCCGTCGTGCGCGATCATCTGCCCGACTACCAGCCGCTCAAGTTCCTTGGTCGGAGCGGAAAGACTGACGTAGCCCTGCCGACACTGGACGAGTTCGAGCCCGTCTTGTTCGGCCAGTTGTGTTGCTAGGTGCGTCGCGTTCCACGGGTCGAACGCGATCTCTCGCACGTTATAGCGCTGCGCGAGAGCGACGATATCGGCGCGGATGCGATCGTAGTCCACCACGTCGCCGTCCGTGACTGTCAGATGGCCCGAGCGCTGCCACGCCTGATAAGGCACGCGGTCGCGCGAGTCGCGAAGCTTCGCCTCTGGAATCCAGAAGAACGGCAGTAGGTAGTACGGCTCGTCAAAGCGTGGCGGGAAGATCAGCGCGAACGCGGAAAGGTCCTGCGTTGTCGCTAGGTCCAGTCCTCCGAAGCACGCGCGCCCGGTCAGGTTGGGGAGCGGCTGTTCGCACGCGTCCCACTTCTCAATCGGAAGCCAGCGCGTTACCTGCTGCGTCCACTGGTTCAGGTGGAGGCGGCGGAACGTGTTCTCATAAGACGGCATCTCTGCCGCCTTCCTCGCCTCTGCCGCGAGGTAGTCCTCGCGAACGCTGATGCCGTATCCCGGATTCGCCTTCCGCCAGGTCTCGGGGTCGGTGATGTCGTCCGCTTCGTTCGCGGCGTAGATGACGGGCAAAAGCTCGGCGTCGTCAATCAGTCCATCGCGTACCGACTCGGCATACGTGTGCAGCTGATGGCAGATGCTTTCCGGTTCAAAGACTCCGGCCGTGGTGATGAGGAACTCTACCGGCTGGCGTCGTGCGCCTGTGCTCGTATGGAGAACGTCGTACAGCTCGCGGTTTGGCTGAGCGTGCAGCTCATCGAAGATGATTCCGTGGGAGTTGAATCCATGCTTGGTGCCTGCATCGGCTGAGATGACCTTCCAGCTTGAGCCGGTGGAAGGAACGACGATGGAGCGGCGGTAGATTTCGCAACGGGATCGCAAGGCAGGCGAGGCCTGCACCATCGCCTTGCCGATCTCGAACGTGAGGGCCGCTTGATCGCGGTCTGCGGCAGCGGAATAGATCTCAGCGCCTTGCTCGCCGTCTGCGAAGAGGAGGTACAGCGCGATGCCTGCGCCGAGAGTGGTCTTGCCGTTCTTGCGAGGCACCTCCACGTAGACGGCCCGATAACGCCGCGTGCCGTCTCGACGTTTCCAGCCGTACAGAGGGCGGATGATCCGCTCCTCCTGCCAGCGGTCCAGCACGAACGGCCGGCCTGCTAGTTCACCTTTGGGATGCCGTAGGATCTCGCGGAAGAACGCAACAGCGCGCTCAGCCGCGTCCTCGTCGTACCAGAAATCAGTTGAAGAATCGTTCGCTCGCATCCTCCGCTCTCGGATTGACGCTGACCTTGCCAAGGCTGGCAGGTGTGAGCCCGAACTCCGCGAGTAGGCTCTGTAGGTGGCGCATCGCGTCGGCGCGCTGGGCCACGGCGGGATGAGGCCGAATCATTCGGCCGCCGCTGCTGTTCTCAGTTTCGTAGTGAGTGCCGTCCCGGTCGATCGTTGACGTGTGCGCCTCCACTTCCGCAGCCCGTACGGCTGCGAGGCCGAGGGCTTCTGAGGAGGTGCGGGACGCGATACCCAGCTCCGCAACGCGCTCCGCCAGGACGCCGAACCAATACGCGGCACGTCCAGTCACGAACGGCGGCACCTGCGGCGATTCCGGCGATGCGGCCGGCTCGTTCGGGTTCAGCCGATCGGGCCGAGTCGTGCCTCGAAGCACCTTGAGGGCGGTGGGGGTCTGTTTACGTCCCTGCATGTTTTTTCCTCAGATCTGACGGCGTGCGCGAAATGCTGGCGGCTGGTCTTGGCTTGGTCAGGCAACAGAGAGTTGCCCCCGCCCCTAGTCGTGTGGCGATGTGCTCGCAGTACTCCTCGTCTAGCTCGATGCCTACGGCGTGAAATCCAAGGGATGCGGCGGCGAACAGGGTTGATCCTGAACCGGCGAAAGGGTCCAGTACGAGGCCGTTCGGAGGGAGAAGCGCGGCGAGGATCTCTTGCATGAGGGGCTCGGGCTTCTGTGTCGGATGTACTGCCTGTTGATGCGGTACGCGCGGGTGGCGGAGGACTGACTTGGGGCGGCCGTTCGGGAACGTGAACTTCCCTTTGATGGCGAACCACGCGAGGTCGTGCTGCGGCGCGAATGTGTCGTGCAGCGATCCGAGCCCGTGCACCTGCCGATCCCAAACCACTTGAGAGCGGGTGGTGAACCCTGCCGCTTCAATCGCGATGCGGAACGCTTCAGCGCCTCGCCATTCGTGGAAGCTGAACAGGCAGCCGCCTGGACGGGTCACCCGGAAGGCGTCGCGGAGCCACCAAATGAAGGGGCGCGCGTCGTTGGCTACACGCTTCCGTTTCTCCTGCACGCGGCAGGACTGGAAGTCCAGACCGTAGGGAGGATCGGTGACGACGGCGTGGAAGTGCTCGGCGGGAAGAACGCGCAGAGCGTCTAGGCAATCGGCATGGTACAGCGTTACGTGCTGGTCTCGATAATACGGCTCCATCTCGCCTCGGGGACTCTCTCAATAGAAGTCCCCAGAGCAGTCTCAGAAACGCAAAACGGAATTCAGGAGGCGCGGAGATCCTCAGCCGTCTTCTGAGCGTGGCATCTGGCGCAGAGGCCTTGGCCGTTGCTCAGCGCGAACCGTTCGCCGCCGTCCCGAATCGGGATGATGTGGTCCGCGACCGTGGCGGGGACGATGCGCGGCAGACAGCGTACACAAAGTGGATCGCGGTTCAGGATCAGTTCGCGCCACTTCCGATGCTGAGCACCGTATCCGCGCCTGGACGCGTTGGGCCGTTCGTCCTTGGGCCGATGCTGGGGGCAGTAGCCGCGAGGGACGCGCGAGGTGCAACCGGGTGCGAGGCATAGGGAAGGGAGGGACGAGGGCATGCTGATTTTACCGAAACGGGCAAATGGATTTGGCCGAAAGGGACAGAACGGGGCCTAGACCCTTAGTCGCGCGCGGCGCGGATCGCCTGGGCTGCGGCCTCCGGCCTGAGTGATTTCTAGGAATCCAGCCCGTGTCAGGGCAGTGACCGATTTCTTGAAGCGGCTCAGGGTCCAGCCTAGCGCGTTGGCGAACGCGTTGGCGAGAATGAATTCCCCGCCGCGCCGGTGCCCGTGGTTTCGTTTCAGCACGGCGAGCAGGTAGAACGGATCGGGGTCAAGCACCATCTCGTCGTGATACAGCACGACAGCGGGCCGGTCTCCCGTTATCACTCGATTCTCCAGTCGATACCGCCATACAGACTTGGCGACGCTGCGCACCTCCGCGTCCGGTAGAGGCGGATCAAAGGAGCAGTTACGTTCGGCCAGCCGGTCCAGCAGCTCCTCCTCGGATGCCGCCGCGAGGACGAGCTGGCGACCAAGCGTGAACAGGGTCGCGTTTCGCTCCCCGGCCCTACCCTGACCAAGATTGGATCTTGTGGGTATAGCATCGGGCCGGATCGTAGGCAGGTGCGGAATCAGCTCCGGGTCGCCTGCGGTGAAGGTGTAGCCGGTGGAGGATGGGACAACGGCGTATCCGCCTGCGCCTAGCAGATCGATCGAGCGCGGACCGAAAAGCTGCGTCTGGCGTCGCTCTCCGTTCGCGCGATACCACAGGTGCACACCGTTAGGCGTCTTACTGCGAAGCGGGGTATCACCGAATCGTTCAACGGCAAAGTCCAGCAGGTCTACGTTGTCCACGTCCACGAGCGTTACAACGTCGCCGCAGATGGCGCCGATGTTCGAGGTGGGGTGGGACTGCTCGAAGCGGTCATTCAGCGTGACATCGCGCCAAGGCACCTGCGGACGTTTGCCCTCAAGCGGTATGGTCCTGATTCCTAGCTGTCTGTATGTTTGGAACATTCCTGTCTGACTCCTAGTATCAATGTAACTGACAGTGTATAGTGTTAGTAAAAATAAAAGCTGTCTTGTAGCATTGGTTGCTGGCAGTTGCTGCTGTATACAGGTCGTGCCGCGAGAATATTACATCTGCCACCGCCGACCCTCCGGTACGCGGCGCTGGGCCTTGATGCAGGCCTTGCACTGCGTGTGGAGGCGACCGTTCTCGGCTCGGAGGTAGTAGTCGCTAAGGGGCCGAAGCCGCTCGCAGCTTTTGCACTTCCGCGTCACGCCAATCGCAATGCCGATCTCGTGAACCCATCGGCCTCGTTCGGCCGGCCCTAAGCCCAGTTCCTCCTCGGTCCAGCCGCTCGCCAGGAAACGCATTCCTGCGCGCGCGGGGAACGTCGAAAGCTTGCCGATCAGGCCGTGCAGGGTGATCCGATTCAGTATGTCGGTGCGGTACATGATTTCCTCGCGTAAGAGGGTCTGGTAGGAAGTCCCTCCGCCTGCCGTTCCGCCGCAAACCCGCGTGCGCCAAAAGAAACGATTCCCAGAAGTTGGCTTCTGGCGCGGGATTTCGAGCCTTCCGTGTCATATCCCGGTCGCTCTGGCTGTAGTGATTAGCAGGCTGGAGGCGCGGGCCTGTGGTGGGGTCAGCCACGCGCCGGAAGGCTCATGCAGGAGACCACCCTAACGCGGCTGTACCAGCCCGACCACGCGGCACAGGTCAGGGCACTCACGGTCCTAGTCCAGCACCTAATGCAGGTGGAAGAACAAGCTGTTTCGCGCGAGCAGATGCTAGTACATTCGAGCGAGACCCTTTCGCCTGGACGGTGCCATGCCCAGCCCGAACATCAAAAAGACGCAGGTGGGGACGTACCTGCCGGTTGACCTGTACAAGGCGCTTAGAAAACACTCGGCCGAATCCGGTGTGCCGATCGCGCGCCTGATCGAGGACGCCGTGCGCATGCTGCTCAAGGACCGCACGGGGAAGGAGTACAAGCGATGAGAGTTGCAGCCTACTACCGAGTCTCGACGGAAGAGCAGCGGGACCGGCAAACGATCGAAACGCAGCGCCACGCGGTGCGGCAGTATGCCGAACGTGAGGGTTACGATCTCGTCCGGGAGTATCTAGACGACGGCGTATCGGGGACGGTGCCTCTGCCTGATCGTCCGGGCGGTGCCGAACTGCTGCGAGACGGTCCGGGGGTGTTGTTGGTCTACCGACTGGACCGCATCGGCCGGGACACCGTCGTCACGATCTCGGCGCTGCAAGCGCTCAAGGCGGCGGGTTGGAAGCTACAGTCCAGTCAGGAGAATCTAGAGGACCTGCTTCTGACTGAGATTAAGGCGGTGCTCGCGTCAGAAGAACGGCGGACGTTGGCGCGCCGGTCACACGACGGGATGCGCCGCAAGGCGAAGGCAGGCGGCTGGCTCGGCGGAACGGCCCCGTACGGCTACCGCGTGGAAGGGCTGCGCGGGGAGGCAACCATTCGACCTTGCGAGGCGGAGGTCGTGCCGGGGGTTTCCGAGGCCGAAGTCGTGCGGCGGATGTTTCGCCTCTCCGCCGAGGGCAAGACGTGCCAAGAGATTGCTGACTACCTCAACGCACTCGGGGTTGTCCCGAGCTACAGGCCGAAGGATGGCTCGACGCGTGGCATCCGCACGCGTCAGATAGCAACCAAGTGGCGCCCCGGACGCGTTGCCCGTGTCCTAGCCCAGACCACCTACATGGGGGAGCACACCTTCAAGTTCCACAGCGGCTACATCTCGCGTCAGTTTCCCGCGTTGGTGGACGCTCCCACGTGGCACGCGGCGCAAGCCACCAAGAAGAAGAACACGCGTGCAGGAAGCGGCAATGCCAACCGGCTCTACCTTCTCAAGGGGAAGATCATTTGCGAGCGGTGCGGCAGGGTCTACGTCGGCCAAACCTTCACCGACAACCGGGGAAAGAAGCGGTACTACTACACGATGGCGCGTGGCCGGCGGCGGAAAGACAAGTACGGCGACTGCAAGCACAAGGTTATCCGCGCCCTCGATCTAGAAGCGGCGGCGTGGGCTGATGTGTCCGAATTGCTGGAGAATCCCGGCGCCATCCTAGGAGAGGTGGAGGCGCACCTCGGCGGGAACATTGAAGCTCGCGCGACGCTGCAAGAAGAGGTCGCGGACTACACGCGCCGGTTGCGGGACAAGGACGCGGAGCGGGATAGGGTGGTGACGGCCTTCCGTCGTGGTCTGATTTCGGACACGCAGCTTGAGCGTCAGCTAGCCGAGACGGAAGAGGAACGGACAGCGCTGGCGGGATACCTGTCCGACCTTGAGGCGCGGCTCGCTAGCAAGGGCGCGGTAGCGGATCAGGCGCGGTCCGTGGCTGCGCTCTTGGAGCGGTTCAAGGGACGCCTCACCGAGTCGGTGGACGCCAAGACTAAACGCGCGATCCTCAACGAACTGGTCGAACGCATCGACGTGTACACGTGGGAGGAGGACGGCCAGAAGCATCAGCGGTTGCAGATCGTCTACAGATTTGATGTGCCGTCACCTGCGCGTTCGGCATGGGCATCGACAAGCCCGACGTGCGGCTGGTGGCGCACTACGAGACGCCGGGCTCGCTGGAGGCCTACTACCAGGAGGCGGGTCGCGCGGGCCGCGACGGCGCCGCGTCCGGCTGCGTGCTGCTGCACGGCCACACGGACAACCGCGTCCATGAGTTCCTCGCCTCGCAGACGCACCCGGGGGAGAAGGTCGTGCGGGCGGTTGCGGTTGCCCTGCGGGCAGATGGAGGCGGAGGCACAGGCGGAGGCGAAGGCGAAGGCAAAGGCAAAGAGGAAGGCGTAG